ATGTCGTTAAGGGTCGATTTGATGGACAGTGTATTTGATGGGTTTATGGATTTAATGGGCAAAGAAATTGACCGGGCTAAACAGCATGGCACTTTTGATGAAGGGATTCAAGTTGTTAACGCATTTAAAACAACGCTTGTAGATCAAAAGGTGATTTACACCGACGAAAATACTGGGGGCAAAACCTACCTTACTACCATTGAATTGGAAGTTGAAAACACCCGCAAGGAGTGGGGAGATATTGAATTCAGGGCTAAGTATAAAAGCGACCAATTCAAAGGATATTATCAGGAAACTAGCTCAGAGCGGATATATGCTGTTTTTGCACAGCCGGAAATGACAGCGGACGGTACACGTAAATTAAGGACAACCCGGCAAAGTGTGGTAGCTGAATCGCAAATATCGAGTGACGACCTGAAAAACAAGTACGTTAAGATTGATAATAAAGCGATTGCCGAACGATTATGGAACGCTGATTTTGACGCTTACCCTGCCACCAGAAAAAGAGTAGATCACATTGTTAAAGGCTTAATTCTGCCAATCTGGAACCGATTACCCAACAACATCAATGTTCGCAGATATGTTGACGAAAATGGTAACGCACACCTTGGGCGGTACTTTAATCAGCGTGATGCAGAAGAAATCCTCAATAAGTTTAAAATTACCAGTTCAAACCGATTTACCACACATCAGGCAGTAACCGCACTGGAAGACGGGGGAAAAGTAAAATTGGCTAACGGCTTTGAATTGGTGAAAACCAAGTATCAGGGATTACCTGTTTATATGATTAAAAACGTAAACTCATGGTCGGATCGTGACCGTATGAGTAGAGCCGGAGCAAATTTTGCCGTTACCAGTGCTATGTCACAATCAGGATTTTATTACCTTCCTGCCGAAATCGCAACAGAGGGGATTGATAAAATTATTCAACTGTACAACTCCCCAATTACCAGAGTTACAGATAGTGAGGATAACGCTCAGGCTCCTGCCGAAGGAAATAATATTGCGGAGGAACCTTTAGCCGAATACAAGCGTACAAACGACCATGAAGGAAATCAAGCCCAAGAAGGTAATTCAATCGACACCCAACTCAACTGGGGTGAAGGCATATCCCACAGAAGGAACGCCGAATTTAATGACAGCGCAAGTGCCAGCGACCTACAATGGGAAAGTCTGTACGACCACAGACCTGACGACGGGATAACCTACATTGAACGCCAGTTAAACGAGCAGAAAAACCTTACTTTTGGAGGCTCAAAGCTTACGTCACCCGCTAAAATTTACACTCAGCGTGATGTGGCTTATTTATTTAAAAACCTCGAATCAGCCCCATCAGAAAATGCCTTTGCTGTACTTCACAACGAGGACGGCACATATAAAGTATTATACCTTTCGACGGGAACAAATAAATCGACAAGTGCGGATTTAAAGCTTATTATTGCAGCGGCAAAGGAATTTGGAGCAGGCCGGGTAACGTTTGTACATAACCACCCTTCCGGGAAATTAGAAGCCTCGGACGCAGATAAAACCGTTCATCTTAATTTACTTCGATCCTTAGATTTAACAGGGATAAATCTCAACCCCTCGATTATCATTAACCTTGATTCTGGGAAGTTCCTTGAATTTACGGCAAGCGACTCATCCGAATTGGACAATATAGATAGCCCAAGAGATACTCCTTCAGAGGTTAATGTTTACCAATTTGACAGACATAAACTCTACATCCCTTCGAGCGAAAGGCAAAAAGTTGTAACGTCATTTGAGGTTGCTACTTTTTTAAGCCAACAAAAAAGGGGTATCGGTAATAAAACCCAAGCCATAATACTTGATAATTCAAACCACGTCAACCGCTATGTGTTAATTGACGGGAACCTGACCACCGATGGTTTAGTGAAAGAATTACTTTTCGAGGTTGGGAAATATGGCCAACGAGTTATTCTTGCATCAAATTTTACAATCCCGAATGTAAATCAAGTTAAACAAGCTCTGAAACTAGTTGATTGTGAACTACTTGATGTTCTGGAAATTAAACAGGACGAGGATATTATAAATAATTACAAAAGTTTTGCAGACGAAGGTTTATTGTGGGAACCAGAAGCCCCATACGGGAAAGATAAGCCCGGATTATGGGACTTAATGGACGATGCAAAAAAACGTATCGCTTATAAAAAGTTTAACAACTCGATAAGTGAGGTTAATGATCCGGGGGCTAAACCTGTATTTGTTACCGACTTCCTTAAAAAAGTAACCGCCAGATACAACCGGGAACGAAAAGACCGACGGGCAATAAAGGAAGTTATTCAGGGGATGCGTGATTTTTACCAAGACAAAAACCTGCCTATCCGCCGGATGCAGGAACTTGTACAAAAACGTGGGGGCGAACTCAAAGACAATATGCAGCCTTTCCGTGACATAGCAAACTCATTTGGACGACTGGAAACCCTTCATGATAATTTCACTGAGGATCGCATGGTTCCGATTTTAAAGACTATCGCAGAGATTGGTTATGCCGGGATGGACAGAGAAGTTGTTTTGCCTTACGTTATCGCAAAACACACCCCGGAACTTAACCAGTATATGCGCAACCGGGATTTTGAGAAGTGGAATAAAAAACACCAAACGGACTTTATAAAATGGTGGGAAACCCATCAAGAAACGACCAAAGCTCAACAGGACGAAAAATGGGCCGAACTGGAACAAAAAAAGGAAGACTACTGGAATAAGCTGCAAAAAACAGACTATGCAGGGATTATGCCTTTAGATGTTGAGAATGGTTTTAAAGACGATCCCGACGGACTTGCTGAGGCTATCGTACATGATTTTGAAACCGTATTGCCTCAGAATTTAATAAATGAGCTTTGGGACAACCTAAAGGGTGCCTCTTCGGATATTGTTGGGGCATGGCACAACGGGAAACAAATTACAGCAGACGAGGCCGATGAATACCGTTCACGCTACAATTATTACGTTCCTCTCCGGGGATGGAGAGAAGGCGCAGCCCAAAGCCTTGCCTATGTCAAAGGGAAAGGATTTGGGAAGTCGCTACAACACGCTGAAGGTAGAAAATCACTCGCAGCAAACCCGCTTGCTTATTTACAGCACACCGCATTTCAGGCAATCACAGAACAGGTTACCAACGAAGTAAACACCGCTTTATACAATCTGGTGACTAGAAACTATGCAGGTAACCGTGATATTTTCAGCCTTAAAAAAGCGTATTACGTGCTAGTAGAACATGCCAACGGCGAAGAAGAGTGGGAATTAAGCGTTGATCCAATTACGGACAAGCTTGTAAAACCTGCCCCGGAGATGTTTGCTGAAGGTCGTGCAATCACAAAGCTGTACAACAGTCATAAATTCCTGAGAAGCAATAGCGATGCCCGGCAGCATGAGGTCATAATTAAAGGCGATGAGGAAGATGCTGTGATTGTTTTTGAACCTCAATACCTTCCAGTAGCTCAGGCTATGAATAAGGAGAATTTCATGTTCAAAAACCTTTTTACTGGGAACACATCCGACGCAAGACGGTGGAGCGATAACCCAATTGTCGGGGGTGAGGCTTGGTTAAATAATGCTTACAAAGCAAACATGACCTCCCGGAACCCAATTTTTTCATTCACAAATTTTATCCGTGACATTCAAGAAGCCCCTATAACCTCATGGATTAAAGGGGAAAGCGGCATTAGTGTTATCGGAAATTTACCCTCGTCTTTCGGGGCTATTTTAAGAGGCATGAGGGGTAAGTCTGATTTAAACAACGAAATAGATAGACATTACGACAATTACAGAAAAGCGGGCGGCGTAACAGGGTACTCGCATCAGAAAGATATTGAGCAGCTCGATAAAAAATTAGAAAAACGGCTCAAAAGGATTGCACGTAAGCATACCATATCGGGTAAAACCCTAAATGTTGCCACTGGGATAATCAGAGGTATTGAAGCGTGGAGTAATTTGCTCGAAAACGACACTCGTTTCGCAGTATATCTTAAATCAATAAAAGCCGGGAAAACCATAAAAGATGCGGCCTACGATGCAAGGAATTATACTGTGGACTTTAACACAACTGGCAAGATAACCAAGTTCGTAGATGCAAACTTCGCATTCTTTAAGGTTGCTATGAACTCGCTCCAGAAGAACGGGCATCTGTTTAGGAATTACACCAAAAGAGCGTTAGAGGCATCCGCAGCGTTGATCGTGTTAGGAATCCTAGAGGCGTTAATGAATGATAAAATTAAGGGGGAAACCGAAGACAGCGATTATTATAACCTGAACGAATATGTACGGGATAATTACTTAATCCTGCCTGATATTTACCACTTGGCTACCCATGGCAATAAGGGCGATAAATACTGGCGTTTCCCATTACCTCAATTTTGGAGATCATTTAAAAGCCTTGGCACAATTATCTACGATGTAGTTAATGGTAAAACAACCGCAGGAAGAGCGACAGGAAGAATGTTATCGAGTTTTGGTAATTCTCTGTTCCCAATTGATCTTGGTGGTCTTTACGTGGATGGTAAGTTTAACATTAGCCCAATCGTACCAACAATTGCCCGACCAATTTCAGAGGTGTTGACTAATACGAACTACATGGGTTACCGGATTAGGAAGGAGCCGTTTACTAAAAAACAAGAGGAATTACTTGCCAACTCTGCTTTAGGGAAAGACAACGTAAACCAATTCGTTAAATTTCTTACCGACGGCCTTTACAGGAGTGTAGGCGGTGGGGATAATGAGAATAAGTTTCGATCTGTAAAAATAGATGGACAAGTTTATCCTAAACCGATCAGAGCCGCATGGTTAACCGACTGGAACCCATCGAACATAGAGCATGTATTTACCAGTTATTTAGGGGGTACGGGAAAAGGCGTTGCAGATTTAGCGACCACGCTTGTACAAGCTGCAACACCGGGAGCGGAAATTGATTTTAATAACATCCCGTTCGTGAACGCATTTATACGGAAAACACCACCTGCCAAATGGAAAATCATTGAAGACTACTATGACCTTCAGGATGAGATATTCGCCGTACCTGCATTAGAACAATCCTATTTCAACAAAGGGGACTACGAAAAATACGTCGATCTGAAGAGCGATCCATACCTGAACGAATACGCCGCAGTAGTAAACGGCATGGATAAGGCCCTTACAAAAATAATGAAGGGCATGGACTTTAAAACCGCCGAAGGCAGCGACGAAGTACTCGATTTCATGAAACAAACAATAGATCAAGTTAAAGGCATTAAACAGAAATACAAACGACCATGAACGACCTTGCAACCATTAGACCCTTAACCCTTTCAAAGATGGGGTTAAAGAAGGAGGTAGAGCCTCCTATACCAAAGGATACATTGGAACTGCGGAAACTTTTCATTTATCAGCAAATGTGGGATAACCTCCACGAGTTTAGGATGGAACGGAAACGTTCTGCCCGGTACTTAGAAGGTAAACAATGGGAAGATTTTGTAACCGACCGTAACGGGAACCAAATCAAAGAAGACCAGTATATCCTCGATCAAGGACAATTGCCGTTAAAACAGAACCGGATTAAAAGTACCGTCAGAACATTGGTGGGACAATTCAGGGCCGACAACCACAAATCGGTTGTTGTAAGCCGTACTCCAGACAGTGCCAAAGAATCGGAAATGTTGAGTAATGGCCTCCAGTGCGCTTTACATTCAGTAAACCACGTAAAAGAAATCGACTCACGCTTGTATGAGGAATTTTTACTATCGGGGCTTCCGGTACAAAGAATCTCTTATGAATACATAAACGACCTTAAACGCCGGGATTTAATCATACGCAACTGCCACCCGAATACTATGTTTTTCAATGGCAATCTAATGGACGTTAGGGGCTTTGATATTGATTGTATTGGCCGCTTTCTGGATTTATCGTTTGATAAAATGATTGTGAACTTTGGTACAAGCCCAGAGCGAAAAAGGCAACTGCGTGAAATCTACGGTTCTGTAAACAACAGGTATTCAAACCTCGTTGCATTATCGAGCGATAACATTTACAACAATAATTTCTTTGTACCCCAAGACCTGACTAAATGCCGGGTTATTGAAGTTTGGGAAGAACGGCTAGTAGAAGTTATGGAGGTTCACGATATGATGGACGGAACTAGAGACATAACCGACTGGACGCAAAAACATTTGGATGCTTACAATAAGTATCGCATTAATAAATTTGCTGAAATCGGCATACCTGAAGAAGAAGTCCCGCTCTGTATTGGTGAGCAAATGACTGTTCAGAAATGGTTCTACACTTACTACACGCCTTGGGGTCATGTTTTAAGAGAAGGGGAAAGCCCTTTCTGGCACGGATCGCACCCGTTTGTAATAACACCGTACCCATTGATTGACGGCAAGGTTCAGGGCTTAGTACCAGACCTGTTAGATGCACAGCGGCAGATGAACCGATTGTTGATCCTTCAAAACATGATCCTTTCTTCCTCAGCTAAAAACACGATCATCCTAGACAAAAACAGTCTGGACGGTAAAAGCCCGGAAGAAGTCGATGCCGAATACCGGAAAATCGGAGGTGTTCTGGTTCTGGATTTGGATAAAGGCCGGACACACCCACCTATCGAGGTTAAAGGAAGTATCGGAAATTTTGGTATCAATGAAATGATCCAAATGTATGTAACCATGCTGCAAGACGTAAGCGGGGTACAACCTGCTATGCAAGGCCATGCGGCCCTTTCGGGAACCTCAGGAGCTTTATATGCCCAACAGGTAGAAAACTCTACCATGAACTCGAAAGACATGCAGGACGCTTTTATGAACTTCCTTTTAATGAGGGATATGAAAGCATTAAAGACCATTCAACAATACTACGACAAACCCGTAATGTTAGCCGTTTCAGGATCGGCCTTTGCTGATACCGCCCACAAGTACGACCCGGCAATGGTATCTAAGGTTGAATTTGATATGGTTATCGGACAATCGAACGACTCCCCAATTTACAGAGCCGCTATCGAAGACACTTTGAACCAGTTTGTAATGAAGGGAATTATTGATTTGAGAATGTTCCTCGAAAACACAACCATGCCGTTCAAACAGAATCTACTGGAAAGCCTCAGGAAGAGGGAAGAGCAAGCGATGATGAACCCACAGGCCGCCGTTGCAGGATTGACCGAAGATGTTAAAAATGCAGGTGTTCAGGGAAATCAACAATTGGTAGATAATACTTACAACCAGATGAAGGCAGCATAAAAATAAAAATTAAATTTGCCACGCCTTCCATGCGGCACACTAAAAACTAATTCACACAACAAAAACATCCACCAAGACTAAGGGCAACCCACACCGAGTTGCCCTTTTTTCTTTAATTCTGATCAAATTCTTCGTGAAGCTTTAGTAGTTCGACCTTCGTTTCTTTAAGTTTTTCCCTTAATTTATCGGGCAGTTTCCACCACTCTAAGCCCTCTAGTGTCCCTAAATACGCACCCAAAAGCCCGGCGTACTTGATTTTTAGCTTTTCGTATTCGTTCATGATGCCAGGATTTTAAAATGGTAGGTCGTCTTCCTCCGGGTTGTTATTTTCTGGCTGTGGAACTCTGGCAGTACCGCCCCCACTTAACCCCGTTTCATACTTGGGTTGTTCCTCTTTTTTAATACCCCCCAATAGCTCCAGTTTATCGACAACCAACTCAACAGAGGTGCGTTCAACGCCGTCTTTATCGTTGTATTTGCGGGTACGCTGTTTTCCTACAACCTGTATCAGGTCGCCCTTGTTTACCCACTTCTCAACAACCTCAGAGAGTTTGCCGCTAATGGTGCAATTAAACCACTCAGTCGTTTCGACTTTTTCGCCGGAGCGGTTGGTGTACTTTTCAGACACGGCAACAGAAAAATTACTTAACTGTCCGTTCTCGAACTTCTTTGTTTCAGGCTGTTTGCCTACTCTTCCGGTGATAATGATAATTTGACTCATAATGTATGTTTAAAATTTGGGTTTATAGCTCTTATTTGGGTCTGAATAATTGTGATGGTTACTTTTGGAAACCTTCTTTTTCTGAGACGTTAAGTGGTATTTACCACAGTGTTCACACTTGTAAACACGCTTGGGATGCTTGGTTGCATTGCGACGGTTTGATTTTCGACCGATGTTTATGGATGCACTTATAACCCTCGCCGCCTCGTAATAAGTTTCAAATGTTAATTTCTCGCAACTCATGTTCCCGACCTTTTTGTAGCCACAAACGCAGCCTTTTTGGTTAATTCCATATCGGTTACATTCTTGCCTAAAATCCGTACACGCTTATTAAAATCGACCTCCGCAGTAGAAAGTAAGGTGTACCTGATTTGAGAGCTAAGTATCACGTAGATTTTATACCCTTCAGAGTCGGCCCGGAGTTGAGCCATACGTTTAGCCCGGTTAAAAGACTTCAACCTAAGCCAGAGTTTAAGCTCTCCTGCCCATAACGCCGGGAATAGCGTTAAAGACTCTTTTAGAATTTGCCTCTGTTCGTCGTCACGGTATTTAGCCACCGCACGGATAGCGTAGTCGTTCATTGCAACAAGAGCCGCAGATGTTTGCATACTGTCAAGCGTGACCTTGCGAAATGATGTTGCTTTTTGCAGGATTATAGAAATGTCGTTTGTCATGGTTGTATGGTTTTTATTCAAAGCTACTTTCACTTTTATACCCGGTTCTCCGCTTAACGACCTCACGCCGTTTAAGCCGGGGCATTGGCATTACATTAATGGCTAAGTGTGTACCGATAGCCGTTGTTATCACATGGTCGTCACGTTTACCTTGTACTGCCCCTTGGCTCCCGTCGGTCTTTGTCTCAAAATAGTTCATTTCGTTGCAGACTTCCTTATCGGGTTCATACAGGCAAAAGCCCTCTTGTTGATTAAGGTCTTTTAAATGGCGTTCACGGGCAGCAGAGTTCAAAGCGTCTATTGCTAACCCTTTTGTTTTATGCGTGGTCTGAAAGCCGTATTTAGGCACAAAATCGTCTCCGAATTTCTCTTCATCGTTACGGACATAGATATTGCGGTAATGATTCTTGATTTGGTTTAGGATCGTCTGGAAGTGGTCGCCTTCCTCTTCCTTTTTTAGTGAATTTGATTCAGGAGCCAACAGTGCATTATCGTACAGGGTTGCGATTTGTGCAGCTTTCCATGCTAAAATATCCTGATCGACATGTCCGCACCAAGTCAAGACAGCCTTTAGGTCGCCCCCTTCGATCATTCCCTTGCGGTCGAACACCCGGATAATTGAGTTATCGGCCTTTTCGGTACGCC